GGAGCGTATCGACCACCGCAGCAACGCCGAGCGCGGCATTGGCGAGATACCCACCGTCCACATGGGCGTGGCGGCTTGCCAGATGGAGAAGAAAGGTATTGCCACCGAGAAAGGCGAACTGAAGAACTATGTGGGCAGGGTTGAGGACAGGAATCTGCTGGATTCGGTTGACAACGCTGTATCCGTTCAGCTCGGTCTGATCCCCATTTCGCTGCACAACAATGAAAGGAGCGCAGGCGTATGAGCGCAAAAGTGAACTTTGTAAATATCCCACAGGAACTTAAGAACAATGCTTCTTTCTGCGTGTGGAAGCTGGAAAAGCGCAGAGGGAAACCGACCAAGGTTCCATATAATCCGAGGACGGGTCAGCTGGCGAAAACCAATGACGCCGCTACGTTCTCAGACTTCGGTACGGCTATGAAAGCCTATGCGATGGGCGGCTGGGACGGCATCGGATACAGAGTATCGGAGGGCATCGGTGCTATCGATATCGACCACTGTATCCGAAAGGACGGGAGCCTCAATGATGTGGCGGCATCGATCCTCGGCATCTTCTCCGATGCGTATTTTGAAAAGTCCCCGAGCGGAACAGGACTGCGCGGCTTCTTCCGCCTGTCCCCGGACTTCGCCTATGACAAGACCGTCTACTACATCAACAACAGGCAGCATGGACTGGAAGTCTATCTGCCGGGAACCACAAACCGCTTTGTGACCGTGACCGGCGATACCTACCGCGATGGATCCGTATCTAGGAACGATGAAGCGCTGCAGAACGTCCTGGATACCTTCATGAAGAGGAAAGCCCAGGTGTCGAACAGGACTGTCGAGCCGTGCTCCTACCTGACGGACGAGCAGGTGATATCCCACGCATCAAGGTCTGAATCGGGTGACAAGTTCAAAGCCCTGATGGAAGGACGCTGGGAAGAAGGATACGATTCTCAGTCTGATGCGGATATGGCGCTGGTATCCATCCTTGCTTTCTGGTGCGGAAATGTAGAAGAGCAGATCGACCGCATCTTCCGTACTTCCGGATTGTGCCGGGATAAGTGGGACAGGCAGACCGGGGATTCGACATACGGCCAGATCACCATCCGCAATGCCGTGGCGACCAACGATACCATCTACACGCCGATCCGTGATGTGGAGTCCGCTGAATCTGACTTTTCCGATCTTGACGCAGAAGAGACCCTGCCTTCCTTCGAGCCTGACCTTTCGAAGGTAACGCTCACATTGGAGGAGATGCAGCCGCACACGAATCCGAGATATCAGAGGGAAGAGATCGGCATCGGCTATGCCTTTGCGGATTACTTCAAGCCCATTGCCCGCTTCGACCGGGAGCGCGGTATCTGGTATGTCTTTGACGGGAAGACCTGGCAGCCGGACGAGAATGCCCTGGCTGTGGCCGAGCTTGCCAAGCGCCTCGCTGACAGGCTGTATACCTTTGCGCTGCAGATCAAGGATGAGGATACCCGGAACCGCTACATCAAGAGGGTGCAGAAGCTCCAGATGAGGAAGAACCGCAGGACCATGATCGAGGACGCAAAGTCTGTGTACCCGGTTCCTCACTCCATCTTCGACCGCAACACCGATCTGTTCAACTGCCAGAACGGGACGCTGAACCTGACGACCGGCGAGTTCCGCCCCCACGACCCGGCTGATTTTCTGACGCTGATGTCCGGCATCACCTATGACCCGGAAGCATCGTGTCCTCGCTGGAACACCTTCATCTCTGAGGTGATGTGTAACGACTCTGACCTGGCTGTGTATCTTCAGAAGGCTCTCGGCTATGCGCTGACCGGGGATACGAGCCTCGAATGTCTTTTCATTCTGTATGGAGCCACAAGCCGTAACGGTAAGGGCACCACAATGGAGACGTTCCTACGCATCATGGGTGACTATGGGAAGACTTCTAACCCGGAGATGCTGTCTACGAAGTTCGGCAATACCAATGCCTCTGGACCGAGCGAAGAGATTGCGAGATTAGCCGGCGTGCGCTTTGTGAACATCTCCGAGCCGGAGAAAAAGATCACCTTCAATGCTGCGCTGGTCAAAAGGATGACCGGCAACGATACGTTAAACGCCCGGTTCCTCCATGAGAACAGCTTTGACTTTAAGCCGAACTTCAAGATCTTCATCAACACCAACTATAAGCCGAGCGTGTCTGACATGACGCTGTTCTACTCGAACCGTCTGAAGCTGATCCCGTTCAAGCGCCATTTTGAGGAGCATGAGCAGGACAAAGGACTGAAGAATTTCTTCGCGGAAGCTCCCAATCTGTCCGCTATCTTTAACTGGTGCTATGAGGGATACCGTCTGTTCAGAGCCTCCAGCCTGGCTGATCCGGCTGCCGTGGTTTCCGCAACGAAGGAATACCAGGAGGAGTCTGACCGTATCGGCCAGTTCGTGGATGCGTGGCTGGAAGAGGGCGAAGCCTACGAAGTGCGCACGTCTGCAGCCTATAAGCTCTATGGCGAGTGGTGCGACAAGTATGGCTAGCGGTACCCGGTGCGGTCAGCCTCTCGCTGGATGCCAACGGCGAGCCGGAAAACTTCTATGCGGACGGCCGTGTGTACTACGTCATCAACAACAACATGGGCTATGACGGCGACCTGGAGCTTGCCATGATCCCGGAAAGCTTCCGTACCGACGTGCTCCATGAGGAACTGGACGACAACGGCGTGCTGATCGAAAACTCCGAATCGGAGCTGGAGCCGTTTGCGCTGCTGTTCGAGTTCGACGGCGACAAGAAGCACATCCGCCATGTGCTGTATAACTGCGCCGCGTCCCGTCCCGGCATCGAGGGCAAGACCAACGAGGAGAGCAAGGAAGTCCAGACGGAAACGCTGACCCTGAAAGCTACACCCCTTCCTGACGGAAAGGTGAAGGCAAAGACCGGCAACAGCACCGACTCGGCGACCTACAACAACTGGTACCAGGAAGTCTATCTTCCTGATGTTAACGCGGAGGGTTAAGAGATGGCACTGACAAAGAAGATCGAAATTGACGGGCAGGAGGTCACATTCCGTGCCTCCGCAGCGGTCCCGAGAATCTACCGCATCAAGTTCCGCAGGGACATCTATAAGGATCTGGATGCCCTGCAGAAGTCAGTCGACACCAGCTCCGAGGAAGCTTCCACGCTGGATACGTTTTCCCTGGAGATGTTCGAGAATATCGCCTATGTGATGGCGAAGCACGCTGATCCTTCCGTGCCGGATACCCCGGAGGAGTGGCTGGACCAGTTCAGTACCTTCTCCATCTACCAGGTGCTCCCGGAGATCATGGAGCTGTGGAACCTGAACGTCCAGACGGACATCGAGGCTAAAAAAAACTTCGCCCGACTGAGCGCCCGATGACAACACCGCTGTTCCTGCTCCGCTGCCTGCAGATCGGGTTAAGCCTTCGTGACCTTGACCTTGTGACCATCGGAATGGTCAACGATATGTATGCGGAGAGCAGGAACGACGAGTGCCAGAGCGATTACTGCCAGCTTGCCACACAGGAAGATTTCGACCGGTGGTGAGCTGGTTATTTTTGACGGAAAGGAGGACTCTGAAAAATGGCTGTAAGGACACGCGGCCTGACCGTCACTATTGACGGCGACACTACCGGTTTGACGAAGGCCCTCGCCAACGTCAACAAGGAAGTGAAAAACACACAGGCACAGCTGAAGGATGTGGATAAACTCCTGAAGCTCGATCCGACCAACACGGAGCTTCTTTCCCAGAAGCAAAGACTCCTTGGTGATGCCATCGGTGAGACCAGGACAAAACTGGATACGCTGAAGACGGCATCCGACCAGGCGAACATCTCCCTTGCCAACGGGGAGATCACCCAGGAGCAGTATGACGCCCTGCAGAGGGAGATCATCGAGACCACGGAGGAACTGCGTAAGCTGGAGGAACAGGCAAAGCAGTCCGGCGTTGCGGTGCAGGAGATCGCCGCCAAGGGCGAGAAGCTCAAGACCATGGGCAGCAACGTCACTAACGTCGGAAAGGCATTCATGCCGGCGACTGTGGCTATTGCCGGGCTGGGGGCGGCTGCGGTGAAGACCGCATCGGACTTTGATACCCAGATGTCCAAGGTGCAGGCCATCTCCGGTGCAACGGGGGAGCAGTTTGACGACCTGAAAGCAAAAGCCCGTGAGATGGGATCGAAGACCAAGTTCTCCGCATCCGAGGCGGGAGAGGCGTTTGAGTAT